CCATATACCCTGATCAGCAATCACTTCTCGTTCCATGGCCATCTTCTGCTTTGGACAGTTTAGATAGTTTTTCAACTCGTCATAGAAATGTTCCATGTGAGGTTGAATCTCGTTCTGTGATATCAAGTTTAGTTTGTCAGTGATTTCTGTTTTGTCTTTGGTGTCCATCTCTTTGACATAATCTGAAAGATCAAGATAAAGAGAATCTGTGTCAGAAGCAATCACGAAATCTTTTCCATCGTTACCAAATCTCTTACTTAGAAACTCGTTCATCTTTTTTTCAGCCCATCGAATAACTAACTGACCAGATGTTGTGATACCTTCTGCAATACGAACATCAAAGAATCGAAAGAACCTGTTTCCAATCGCACCATAAGCAGAGTTCAATTGAATCTTCTTAACCAGTTGAAGATTGTAATACTTGTCTGCCAACATCTTAGTTTTGTGGTCTTTGGTTCTCTCATACTCCTTCTGTAACTTGATCATCTCTTTCTTGTATATCTTCCTATCCTGATACATTTTAGACATCAGGGCAGGTAGAATACCAGTTTTAGTCCTGTCATAAACAGAACCATTGGCCATCATAGTCTCATTTTCTGTTATCTCAGGTTCATAAACTTGATTGAGTAAATCATTTACAGTAACATGTTCATTTTTTCTTTTAAGAGTTTCCGGTGAACTATTCCATTGCATGATGATGTGGGGGTATAGAGAGTTCAAATCAAAAGATGTCACCCACTCATAGTATCCAGACTTAGGTTCTTTAACATAAGCACCTTCAAATGGTTGACTTGGTTGTTTGATTTTTGGTGGAACTACAACATTCTGTTTTCTCAGTGCATTGAAGATGATGACATCCCACATACGAACTTGAAAAAATGTATCATCATAATTCACTTTTGCGTCATAAGCCATAGTCTGAACCATTTCAATGAAACCAAGTTTCTCTTCAAGTCGGACAATCAACTCAACATCTTTTACGTTATATTCAACAAACTTCTGATAGTCTTTTTCATAAAGGTCAAAAAGACCTTCATACTCAGAGTAATCCAACTTCTTTTCACCAAGTTCAACAGAAGCAATATGATCAAGTCTATAACTTTCTTGGTTTGTGAACGTGAATTTTTTGTACATTTCAAGATAATCTAAATCGGAGATACCCAAAACATTGTAAGTTTGTACAGAAAGGTTTGCATGTTTCTGAACACTGCGCTCACGAATAACACCGAAAGGTGATAGTTTTTTAGATTCCCTATCACCCAAAAGTGCTTTGATACGATTAACAAGGTAAGGAATATCAAAAAACTTGGTATTCCAACCTGTAACAATATCAACCTCAAAACCAACCCAAAATTTGACAAAGTAGTGTAACAACTCATGTTCTGAATTACATTTCCTATAATGGATGTTTTCTTTGTGTGGTTTGTAATCTTTCAACCCAAAAACAAAGTACCTCTTGCCATCGGAAACTGTGATTGCAGTTACAGGTTCTGAAGCTTCTTCTGGTTTCGGGAAACCATTCTCAGAAGAAACCTCTATATCGAGATATAGTTTCTTCACCAATTTAGGATCAAATTCTATATCTTCTGGGTAATTGTCAGAAATGTAAGAATATTCAAAGTTTGCCATCCCATGATAATCTTCTCTTGTAGTCTTTTGGAAACACTTATCTTTAGCTTCTTGAAGACCTTGGAAAACAATCTTTTTTAGGGGATTACCATAAATATCTTTATATTTTGTCACTTCACCTGCATTACATTTCATAAACATGGCAGGTTGATAAGGAACTCTATCAATAAATCTTTTACCGTTAACAAAACCTCTGACACACATTTTGTCATTGACGGAATTAACTGAAGTATAGAAACGCATAAAACCTCTTTTCTGTTACTATTATACTAAAATAAAACGGAAAAGTCAAGTGTTATGCTAAAGATGGACTGGTAATAATACCGCTAGTCATTCTCCTATATTCAGATTCGATATTTTCCTGTGCATGATAGAATAAAACAACATCTTGTGTACTAACTGTGAAATTATCTTCTTTCGCAAAAAATACCCAAGGTACAAAAGTGACCCTATTCTCAACAGGTAACATGGTTACAGGTTTCTCAACTTTAATTAAAATATTTTGGTTGATTGATTCCGTTAATTTTGTGAAATCTATTTCTGTTCTAAAAATAACTTCTTCACCTGTTTTTAGTCTCATCGCATAAATGTTCATTTTCTATTCCTTTCATACGTCCGTGACCGTCTAGGTTTAACACTTTAACGTAATCAAAATTTGGACAAGTTTTTTCTCTTGCAACTTCCCTATGTCCGTGAAAAGTTACCTTTCCTTGATATGATTTATAAATCTCTAAACATAATTTTTTTAAAGATTCAAATTGTTTTTTTGTGAATTTTTCTCTACCATGTAAACAAATAGCTATTGTTCTCACATTGTTTCTTTTTTGGGCAGAAGGTGTGAGTTCCAAACTTCTACCCTTCTGAATGGTTCCATTTCTTTTTATAAAGAAGTGATAACCAGCATCATCCCAACCGTTCTCATCCATGTGCCATTTTCTAATAACAGAAATGTCATCGTGGTGTTTCCAGTCACTATCACTACAATGGATAAAAACTCTGTCAACAGTTCTTGAGGGTTTTTCAAAAATGAAATCTGAATAATAGTTACTACAAAGTAAAATCGAAAAAAGTAAAATAAAATTAAAGTGCATCATCATAATATATAGGTGAGAAGTTTTACCTTCTCACCATGTTTAAAGTTTAATCTATCCTATTTCTAAAATTCTGGGTTGCTCTTCTTCTGGTACAACTCTTTCTAGAACTATTTTTAAAATTCCATCTGAAAGATTAACATCATCAACCACCAAATATCTTTCGAGTACAAAGGACTTTTTAAAACTTCTGTTTCCAATCCCCTTATGTAAGTAAGATATTGATGTATTTTCAGTACTTTTTTTCTCACCAGTCACGATCAAAGTATTTTTATCAAGTAAAACTTCTAACTCTTCCTGTGAGAATCCAGCAACAGCAATCTCCAAAACAAATTTATTATCATTGTGTTTTAGAATGTTGTGTGGTGGGTAAAAACTAGATTCAGTCTTAAAACTAAAACTATCTTTCAAAAAACTGTCAGCGATTGCTAACTCAAAAAATTTAGACATTTGCATAATAACTCCTTGTTCAACTTCTTAAATAAGCAAGTTAAGTAATAAAGACCCGAAAATCGGCATCTTTGTTTAGTTTATATATCTAGTATACACTAGATCAAATTTAATGTCAATATTTACCAATATTATATTTTGCTATAAGTTCCCATTCATCTTTTTTTGAGAATGGTATTATTTTTATTTTCTTTATATGTAATTTATCTTGTATTTTACTTTCATCAACCAGTTCAACTAATTCCCATTCATCTAAAAGGGAACAAATCAAATTTCTTCTTTGAATATCTTCTTCTTCAATTTCTGTATTTTTTCCATCAAGTTTAAACAATTCCTTAAAATGGACAATATAATATTTACCCCTTTTATGCAGAATATGACAAGATTGATATAACTTCCTATCTTTTATAGAAGGTATTCCAATTCTCGTTAAAGTTTCCTTTATCTTTAAAAAATCTTCAGATTTCTTCAGTTTAATCTCCACGAATTCTTGTACTATTGCTTCTTCTTCCACTTACTCCACCTTCACTCAATTCACTTTTTATTATAGATAGTTGTTCATCATTAAGTAAAGATAATATTTCAACAGCTTTTTCGTTTCCAACTCTGTAATATTGCTTTACGGTGTCAACATTCTCCTCAATATTAGACTTTATCCACCTACTGAACCTTTTCTTTTTTCTAATACTATTTAGTAAAAACTCATATTGCAACTTCTTATCAATATCAAAAAATTGATTCATTGTATTGGACTGCATAATGGTGTCTGGGAAATATGATAAAGTCTTATTAATAATAAAAGGATTGTATGCTTCCTCTATCTTACCATTACTATCATCCAACAAAACATTCTCTTTAGTGGTATTTATAGATCTTAAAAAAAACTTAAACGGACAGTAACTCTCTTTGGAACAATCTTCATCATCAAATTTGACCTCATCTGGTAGTTCTTCAAACAATTTCATTTACAAACCTCATTAGCCATAAGTTCGGTAAGACAAGCAACGGTATTGATCTCTTGGTCAGCAACAAAACATGCTTTGTACTGATATTCGGCAAGAGTTACAACAACTGTTGGGATGGTCTCAGGTTTCATCCAATCGTACATTCCATCATAAAGTTTTCTAAAAAATATTTCTGGATCAGTATCACCATGATTAGACACCCACTCTCGCATCTTTGAGAAGTTTTTCTCTTTCAAATGAACAATAAGTTCATCCATAGCTGCGTCATTGGAAACTAGAACCTCACTAGTAATACCACCAGAAGCATTAGCACATTGCTGCAGTTCATTCAACACTCTTCTGAAATCAGGAAAGTGTTTTTGTATCAATTTTACAACAACTGCTTTATCGTACTCTACAGATTCTTTTACAAGAATTTCACAAACTCTTTTATAGAAGGCAGCCGCAATGACAGGTTTTTTATCTTTCGGGACAACAAAATTAATTACACTACATCTTGAATGTAATGGTTTGATAATCTTGTCTTTGAAGTTGCATGTTAGAATAAATCCACAGTTGGCAGAAAACTCTTCCATAAAACCACGTAAAGCGGGTTGTAATGAAGTAGGATTCAGACCGTCAGCCTCATCTAACAATACGAACTTCCTACCACCAGTAAATGAAACAGAACTGGCAAAACTCTTGATTGTGTTTCTTAGAGTGTCAATGTTCCTACCTTCAAGTGAACCATTGATTTCTATGTAATCACACCCTAGAGTTTCCAATACAGCTTTTGCAACAGTGGTTTTACCTGTACCAGCTGTTCCGTGGAGTAGGAGATTTGGTAGATCACCTTTCTCCACAAAGTTCTGGAACCTATCTTTGAGTTCATCTATAATGATACACTCATCAATCGTCTTTGGTCTATACTTTTGAGCCCAGATATACTCTTCACCAGTTTTCATAACACTCCTTATGAATTAAATTTAGAACCAGTTTCTGTTGATATCCAATACGTCCTATTAGAATTTACAGATGTGAATTGTGAGATACATTGAGATGAAATCACAACATCATAATCATCTGGTAATAGTTTGATATTCTCCATCAAGAATATAAAAGAGAACTCATGTGGTGTTTCTCCTACAACAATTCTAAAACGATTACTATTAGCATCACTGGGTTTACCTAGTTCAACCGTAATAACACCCTCAGAACCGTTTACAAATAGGTACTGAAGACC